AGCATGAAGACGCCGCATACCGAAAGGACAACGAAACGCACTTCCGCGATCAGAATAAAGTCGTAAAGACTATCACGGCAAAGATAAATTTGGCTCAACAGAACGATCAGTTGGACGCGTACAGCGATCGAATTGAAGGGATGATCGCAGAACGCGTAGTTACTCCAGAGGTTGGGCATGAACTGACGGAAGTGCTCCAGCGACGAAGGGAGGAGATCGCAGCATGAAAGTCCTGAACTACCAAGCCCACAATGTTGGTGGCATCAAAGAGATCGACTTTCAGATGGAAGGACACCATCTATTTACCGTTGGTGGAAAGAATGCTCAAGGCAAGACCAGTGCGTTGAACGCTTTGAAAATTGCCTTGGCGGGTAAACGTGGAATGGATGATTTCCCCGAGGTTGTCCTCCGCGATGGTCAAAAGAAAGGCAGCGTAACGGTTGAGCTAAGTGGAGCGACCGAGTTGCACGAGGACGACCGCTTGAAAGTTGAATTTACGCTGAGGCGAAAGCCAAGTGGAAAGATCGAGGAAACTTTTCGCGTTCTCGACAGCACCGGTGAAGAGGCACCTGAGCCAAAGACTTTGCTCAGACGCCTTTTTAAGATGCGTGGGTTCGACCCTCTGAGTTGGTATCGCAAAAGCGAAAAAGAGCAGCACCGGACGCTTACGGATTTGGCTGGGCTTAACCTTGATGAATTCGACGCTGACTACGAAGAAACGTACCAAAAGCGAACCGGCGTTGGTCGGGACGGAAAGCGGCTAGCGGCTTCGCTCGAAGCTATCCCTTTAGACAAAGAGGCTCCAACCGAAGAGGTGAGCATCACAACTTTGATGTCTGAAATGGAGTCGAGCCAGCAATTTGACAGTTTGCTTTCCAAAGCTCGCGAAGCGGTGGAATTCAAAACTTCGCAAGTTGATGCTGTTAAAGACAAGGTTGAATATATCAAAGGGCAGCAGGCGAAGCTGAAGAAAGAATTGAAGCTTTCGCAGCAGCTTATTGAGACACACGAGGCTGAACTAACGGAGCTCAATCAGTCGCTGTGGAACATTGAAGAGGGATCGCAGCCACGGTCGATCGAGTCGATCAAAGGCGAAATCGCTAACGCCGATAAGGCCAACGCAAGTTTTCGCAAGATGGAGGAGCGAAAGAAGGTCGAGAAGGATCTTAAAGAAACCCGCGACCTTTACCGCCTCATGACCGATCGGTTGGCAGAGATTAAGTCCACAAAACTTGAGGCTTTAGAGTCAGCACCTCTGCCGGTGGAGGGTTTGCAGCTTACTGAAGATGGAGTTCTTTGGAACGGACTTCCATTTAGTCAAGCATCAACGATGCAGCGAATCCTTGCCTCGACAAGGATAGGCATGGCAGCGAACCCAACATTGAGATTGTTGGTTTGCGAGTCAGGGAGTGACCTTGACTTGGATTCCCTCCAAGCCTTGGAAGATTTGTGCAGGGAAGCAGATTTCCAAATGATTATTGAGCTAGTGACCCGCAGCGAGACTGACGAGGATCGTTGTGCTGTGGTTATAGAAAATGGAGTAGCTCGATAAACACGGAAGCAAGGATGGCACTCGGTCGAAGGATTGACCAACACCTACCGACGCGATGGGCGTGAAGCAAGACAAATGAAAGGGACTGATCCTGGAAGTTCTCTCTCGTTCTCCTCCAGCTAACAGGTTCGACTCCTGCGGTAGGTACTTACTCTTAAAAAAGGATTGATCAGATGGAATTTGAGATTTACGAAGAGCTTGAATCATTGCTCCCTGAGCTTGACCAAGATTCTCTGGATGGTCTGGAGAATGAACTTCGGCGAGATGGCGGGCCAAACGATCCGCTCTGGGTGTGGAATGGAGTGCTTGTCGACGGTCACAACCGTTTGTCGATCTGCAGGCAATTCGATTTGCCGTACAAGACGGTGCAAGTATGGAGCGACTTGCACACGCTCGATGATGTCAAAGCTCGGATAAAGCTCAACGCCGCAAGCCAAAGAAATCTGACGCCAAGCCAATGCAGCAAGCTTCGGTATGAGGCTGTTCAGCATTTGATGATCGGAAACAAAGCTGCTCGACAAGCGGCGCAGCAGGTTGCAAGTCAATCAGGGATGGCTTTGCGAACCGTCCAACGCGACATCGAAAAAGGCAGGGCGGCTGCTGGCTTACCCGAGGAACTGCAGGACTCCGAAGTCGTCTGGGGAATGTCTCCCGAAAGTGTTGGGAAGCTAGCGCAACTTGAGCCAGCGATGCAAGAGCAGGTGCTTGAAGTTTCTGGTCACAACTCAAAACGCGCAGCCACCGAACTCAAGAACCTTGAGTCCGTAGCTGGCAGCCCGCTCTACAACGCAAAAAAGGCCAAGCAGCAGCGGAAAAGAACAGAAGCAAGACGCCGCCAAGATGAAGCTGGCTTGATGGTCACGGCTACAGAGCAACTTGGTAGAGCAGCCAAGGCTATTAAGTCGGCCCAAACCGGCCTTGGATTCAAAGACGGAGCGTGGCACAAGGCTCTTCACCATTTGGATTCTCTCGATCAACTATTAAACGACTGGAACAACGTGATAAAGGAGCGGCACCGAAATGAAACAAGAGCCAAGGATGACGGACAAGGAGAATTTTCAGTGGCATCGGGAGCGAATCAAGGAGTCAACGAATCGCCACGAGCTGAATCTAGCAGCGCATGACGTTGGGTGCGATGTCTTTGAAAACGAAGGCTGGACTCATGTGAAAGCACGAGTCGACGAATTGCGGGAACTTTTTAGGAAACGGACTGAGGAAATTGATGCAAAGCTACGCATGGAGCGAGGGGCTGTGGAGCCCACAAGTTAGCTGCCTTGATGCGGCATGGGACGCCAGTGAGCCAGGAAAGGTGGTTGGAATTCAATCGCCAACGGGTACTGGAAAGACGCGGATGTCGATGGAGTTGTTTCGACGTTCGATGATAGAGCAGAACGCCGGTGGACTGTTCATGGTCAACCGGAAGTTATTGGTGCAGCAGACCTACAACCAACTCACCGCAGCCGGATTGCCAAGTGCCGTTCGAGCAGCGGAGTATGAGGATATGTTCGACGCGGAGATGCCTTTCCAAGTAAGTTCGGCACCGAGTGAGCAATCGCGAACGTACAAAACCAACCGCTGGCAATTGCATGAAGTTGGAAACGGCGGAGTGGTAGTCATTGATGAGGCTCATATTCAAAAGTCGAAGACGATCAAGAACATGCTTTACTACTACCGGCAGGCTGGGGCAAGGATCTTCTCGATCTCCGCCACGCCGGTAAACATGAAAGGTTGGATCGACGAATTGGTGGTTTCTGCTCGGATGCAGGAATGGCGAGACGCAGGTGCTCTGGTTCCAGTCACCACGCTGACATGCTCACAGCCCGATTTGCGCAAAATCAAGAGGTCCGTTTCGGGGGAATACGTTCTGGATGATCGCAAGAAGAAGCTGTTCACGCAGCACATAGTCGGTGAAGTGGTGGAAAATCTCAAGAAGAACCACGATGGCAACCCGTGTGTCATTTACGCACCGAATGTCGCCAGCAGCCGCTACCTTGCGAGGGAATGCAATCAAGCTGGAATGAAGATCATTCACGTCGATGCTTCCGAAGCAGAGATAGACGGAAAAGCGTACAAGCTCGATCGCAGTCTTTGGAGTGACATTGTTGCGATGGTAAGCGGCGGCGATTATCACGGGATGTCGTGCCGATTTAAGCTACGCGAAGGCGTCGATATTAAAAGCATCTCACTTGTAGTAACCGCGACACCAGTGGGCTCAATTTCCAGCTTTCTTCAGCTTTGTGGACGCGGAATGCGGGCTGCTCCAAACAAGACGCGAATGATCTTGCAGGACCACGGAGGATGTTACCACCAACACGGTAGCCCGAACTGTAATCAACCTTGGGAGATGCTCTGGCAGCTTTCTGATCACGCTGCGTCGACATACAGAACTTCGCAAGTGGCAGAAGGCAAAGAACCAGAGCCAATAAGATGCCCCGCCTGCGGAGCTGAAAGACGCGTCGGTCGCAAGTGTTTTGAGTGCGGATTTGAGCACGAGCGTAGCGTTCGCATAGTGGTTCAAGAAGACGGCGAACTCCGTGAAGTTACAGGTGACATGATCAAACGTGTAAGACGGCTCCACAAATCTGACACGGAGGAACTGTGGCGGAAGATGTTCTATGGATTTCGTCGCAACCCAAAGAATACACGC